TAAAGAATGCATCCGGCAAAGATCAAAGCGACTATAAGCCGATGACTTATGAAGGATATGGACCTCATGGTGTTGCTGTCTTTGTTGATACGTTGTCCCTATTGCACCAGACGCAATCATCTTGCCCTCAAGCACTTGGTTACCGCTCCCCATGGCTGAACCATCTAATTTACCTGTAATATTTCGGATAGCATCGCCCTGAGCAGTCCCCAATCTGCGCCCTCTATCAATATTTCGCCCGTCATCTAAACCACGGATAAATTCACCACGTAAATCAGGTAAGTTAAAAGTAGTTCGGCCGTCGCCTGCGCCGAATGTTGTCCCTATTGCAGCAAATAGTGCAGCGTATGTTGTACGGGATACGGCTGCACCATTAGCTTTAAGCCAACCACTAGGCGGCGTTGTCCGAGCAAAGTATGCGACCTCACCAACAACCTCGTCCTGCTGGATAGATTTATTAATAGATCTACCACTTGACGACAGTACATCATTAGGCGAGACAAAATCACCATTATGCTCAAAAGACCAAGTTTTGTTGGAGCCATTATCCTCAACAAGATGGATAATACCTCGTCCAAAGCCATCACCTGCGCCTTGTTTAGTCGTGTAACCAAGAGAAAATCCTGCACCAAAACGTCCTTTTGAGCGTACCAAGCCTTTAACGAATGGATGATACGTATCACGATCTTTAGACCCTGTAGCCTCAACCATAAACGGCGCACCACTAGTGTATTGATTCGAATAAGCACCAGCTCCGAAATGAGTAGAGGCAATGCCTACTGTACGCAAAATGCCAGTCATAGAATCACCAGCTTTATTCACAGCCCAGCTTTGATAGGCAACAACTTCACCGTTATTTCCTAGTGCTGGGAATGATAGATAGACACGATTGCCTATATTAGGGATAAACATCATATTAAAACGACGATTAGCCTCTTCGTGCGAATTGGGGTGAACCTCTAACTGCCAAAAGCCTTGTGATGTCTCAAATTGATAAGCGCTCCATCCTCCAGATGTATTTTTAGCTCTCAATGTACCGTTTATAGTTGTGTCACCTGTTTTCGGTACTCGACCCTCAGCGTTTTGGTTTGCATTATCCGCCGCCGTTTTTGCTTCAACTGCTTTGTCATAAGCCGTCTTTACTGCTTTGCTTGAAGCTACGCTTTCAGACGAGTTACTATTTACCGCATCTGATTTTTTATTGTTATTGATGTAATTTTGTGTAACATTTAGCAGTAATTGAGCTATTGATTGCGCGAGTTTTTTACCTGCTTTAGCCGTCAATACCAAACCATCACTATCAATGCCAGTATCGCTTGTTGCTTGCCAGATACCTTTCTCAGTGGTTGAACCTACCGGTAATTTATGACTATGGCCGGATTCATCAGCCGTACTTGTGCTTTCTACTGTTAAATCTTTCGGTGCAGATTTCTTACCAAATAGCTCTAATGCCTTTTTAAGCCATAATGTACGATTGGCGAGTTGTTTAATGGGTTTATTTGTAATGCCATTCTCACCGCCAAGCACAGGGTCGTTTTCTTCAATTTGATAAACCCCGTCTTCCCACTTTTCTTGTTCTTTTAAATTAGCCATAACTATCCTTTATTAAATCTAGTTTGAACCGTGGTTATAACTGCCGTTATAACGGGCTTTGTTGTTGTAACGTAGCGGTACGGATTTATAATCCAGTACGGCTAATGTGCAACGTGCTGGGGCAAAATTACGTAAAATCTTACGTAGTTGTTGCGCTTGGTCATTAGTAATCGGTTGATTTAGTCGAATGGCGTAATAACCCCATTTATCACTTAACGGTATCGTCTGCACAAATTTATGTTCATAAGTCCGTGCTTTTAACCCTTCATCGATTTCAATTTCGCCAAAGCCTAAGTGGCGCAACACTTCACGAATCGACCAAGGTGTACCTTTGTAGCGGTGCAGTTCAATAGCTGCTTTAATTAAACTTCGTTTTGAATGGTCGTTTTCTGCTAAAAATGCACCGTCGTAACCTGTTACACTCCATTTTTCAGCGAGTAACGGGATAAATTCATCATCAAGCAATTCGACCAAGGTCGTCATCACCTTGCTTTTATCCAACGCATTCATTCGCCAGCTCAAATCTGCCAAGGCTTTGTATTTGGCTTCACGTTCAATCACATCCGCATAAGTTAAATTAGCCATTGCTACGCTCCGGTGTAACTTCAATATTGATAGCAGTGCAATTTGCCCATTCGGTTTCACCTACGATGATTTTTGCCGGGGCAATCAGATTCACGTCATACACGCCATCGACACGCAATGCGCTGATAATGGCAGATGGCACAACGTCAATGCCGAGTTTTTTGGTTTTATCGGATAAATACAGTTGCAAGGCATCACGGGCTTTGGTTTTGATGATGTCTTCTCGATAACCGTCTAATAATGTGAGTGTGGCATTGATTTGGTAATCACGCTTAGTGGGTGCAATCACTTCCACGGTATCGCACAATGGACGACGGCGTTCCGGGCTGACGTATTGTTTAACATCATTAAGCAAACGACTGTCAGGCAAGCCCGTTTTTGTGAGTACGGTAATGCGCACTAAACCGCCACGTGGATTGGAGACATTCACATCGGCAATGTCTTGCGATACAGCGCGGGTGTGATAATCGTACGCTGCAATGGAGCCACAACTGGTAAATGCTTCCGGTGCAGCAAGAATTCGCTTGCGGTAGTCGTCATCTTCTTCGTTAAGTTCGACTTCTTCACC